CCATGATGATGGCTGATCCAGCTTATCAGTCTTTTCCCCAAAAAGAAAAAGAGGCTTTCCATAAAAAATGGCTCGCAGCCCAAGGGGAACGTGGGGACGAACAACACCATGAATGGGGCAAAAAACAACTTAATAAATACCATGGTATGGATTTTTGGGAATGGTCGGAACAAATACCGGAACTTTTGGACGAAATTATTCCTTTAGAAACCACCGAAGGCAGCAAAGCGGTGGAAAATATTGAAATGTTATTGACTCTTGGATGGGGACTCGCTGGTATAGCTCAATTACTTAAATTAGCTGCTACCAAGGGGCCCGCATGGCTTCGTAAAAAACTGAAGAGCATTGTCAAGAATAAACAAGGCGAAGAAATCTTGGACGATATAGTACCTGAAGCATCCCTGCAAATAGAGCACAAACCTGTTCCCGAGGCAAGAATCGATAAAACCGTTGAAAGAGTAACGAAAGAAGACCTCAGCTTAAAAACTACCATTGATGCAACACCAGGAGGCCCTGATTATACTAAAAGCGGAGCGTTACGAAAAACACCCGCTTCAGAGGTAGACACAGAGCAGCTTCTGAAGCGGATGAACAACAGGACCAAAAAAAGGGTAGCTGAAGGGAATAGAGAGGTAGCAAAAATTAAAAAAGAGTATGCAGACATGGGCATAGAGGAGTTTACCGAAAACGGCAAGATGTTTGTTACAAAACCCGACGGGATGACGAACGAAGAGGCTTTAAAAAAGGCGTCAGAAATGTATAAAAGACAAAATGCCGTGAGGGACAAAATAAGAAAGAAATGGGACAACTTAGACATAGAAAAAGAGGAGGCTGCCGCTTACAAGCGTGCATATAAATATTGGGAAGACAGGTTTGAGAAAGCGGCAGATTTCCAGCCGTCCGACAAATTAAACAAGGCTTTATTTAAGGACCACCCTGAGATATGGACCCAGCAAAAAAGAGAAGCGTTGGCGGTACGGCATATCAATAGTCCCGAGGCTTGGGCAGTAGAAAAAGAACTAAAAGAAGCCAAGAAGAGAGTTGGCGAAAGATTCAAAGCCCGTGAAATTGGGGAAGTCGAAATGTATAAACAAGGGGCTCTTTTGAGAGAAAAAGCAAATAAAAAACTTGAAGAACTTCTGCTTGACCAAATTAAGTCTGAAGTAGAGTTAGCGGTAAAATCTGATCCGTTCAAGGAATTTGAGGACATGGTACTAAAAAAAGGCGACTATAAAGATATAACCCTGCATTCAAGAGGCGGTTTAGTGGAAAATAAGGTAAACTATGCCTTAAACCAATGGAAGTAACATGGCCATAGACGAAATCAAGCAACCGACCAACATTGATCGGGTCACAGACCTGATTGATTTAGATATAGAAGCCGGTCAAGAGGTGGAAATCGAGGAACCGTTCCCAGAAGGGGGCGATATTGAAGTCAATTTTCAGCAGGACGGCAGTGCTCTCCTTGATTTTATGCCTGATGAACAGGATATGTTGCAAGATATCCCTTTCAATGCCAATTTAGCTGACTATATAGACGATTCCGAGCTCGGAGCTATTGCTGCCCAGCTTCTCGGAGATTTTGAAGAAGACCGGATGAGCCGTGATGAATGGGAAGATGCCTATGTCAAAGGTCTGGAGCTTCTTGGATTCAAGTATGAAGACCGGGATCGCCCTTTTCCGGGCGCCTCTGGCGTTACCCATCCTTTGTTGGCGGAAGCCGTAACCCAATTCCAGGCACAAGCCTTTAAAGAACTGTTGCCCTCTGCGGGTCCGGTCAAAACCGATGTGGTTGGCATGGTTACGCCGGAAATTGAGGCACAGGCAGACCGGGTACGGGAGTTTATGAACTACCAGATCACTACGGTGATGGAAGAATATACCCCGGAAATGGACCAATTATTGTTTTATTTGCCTCTGGCAGGCTCGGCATTCAAGAAAACTTACTACGATCCCAACTTACAGCGGGCCGTAAGTCGATTTGTGCCGGTAGAAGACCTTGTAGTTCCCTACACAGCCAGTGATTTGGAGACTTGCGAGCGGATTACTCACATCGTCAAGATGACCTATAATCAAGTCCGTAACCAGCAATTGTCCGGATTTTACAGGGACATAGAGATTCAACCGGCATATACCTCCCTTGACACTGAAACCAAGACAAAAGTAGACGAAATCGAGGGATTACAGCCCGGCAGCGGCAGGGACATGATGTATGAACTGCTGGAATTCCACGTTTCTACCGAATTATTAGGCTTTGAAGACCCCAACGGGCTGCATTTACCCTTCATTGTAACCATTGACCGCACTTCCAGCCAAGTTTTGGCAATTCGCCGAAACTACTACGAAAACGACCCATTAAAGCGAAAAATACAGTATTTTGTCCACTATAAGTTCCTTCCCGGCTTAGGTTTTTATGGCTTTGGACTGATCCACATGATCGGCGGTTTGTCAAGAACGGCAACCGCAGCCCTGCGCCAACTGATCGATGCCGGTACCCTGTCCAATCTTCCTGCTGGATTCAAAGCCAGAGGACTGCGGATCAGGGACGACGAAACACCACTGGAGCCCGGTGAGTTCCGGGACGTAGACGCTCCCGGCGGCGCCTTAAAAGATTCATTATTGCCACTTCCCTACAAAGAACCCAGCGGTACTTTATTCCAGTTGATGGGATTCTGTGTCGAAGCTGGACAGCGCTTCGCTGCCGTGACCGACATGCAGGTGGGCGAAGGCAATGAACAGGCAGCGGTTGGCACCACTTTGGCACTCCTTGAACAGGGGACCAAGGTCATGTCCGCTGTCCACAAGCGACTGCACTATGCCCAAAAAATAGAATTCAAGATACTGGCAAGAGTTTTCTCGGAATTCCTGCCACCGGAATATCCTTATCAGGTAGTCGGCGGCGACCAGATGATCAAACAGGCGGACTTTGATGCCCGCGTTGATATTGTTCCGGTTTCCGATCCCAATTTTTTCTCCTTTGCCCAACGCATTTCCTTGGCACAACAGGAACTGCAACTGGTGCAGAGCAACCCTGAAATACACAATATAAAGGAAGCCTATCGCCGGATGTATACAGCACTCGGCACGCAAAACATTGATACTTTGCTGCTTCCCGACCCCCCACCACCAGCACCGGTAGATCCAGCCATGGAAAACGGAAGCTCATTAATGGGAGCACCCCTAAACGCGTTTCCCGAACAAGATCACGACGCGCATATCAGTGTTCACATGGCTTTCTTGAATAATCCTATGGCAAAAATGGCTCCGCCGGTCGCTGGAGTCTTGCTGGGACACATTTTTCAGCACGTTTCCCTGAAAGCAACTAACATTGCCGAACAGCAAATGCAGCAGATGGCAGCACAGGATCCCCAATTACAGCAACAGTTACAGCAGGAACAGGCTATGATGCAACAACAGCAAATGGCACAACAGCAGGGAGGCCCACCGCCTCCTCCGGTGCCGCCTAATCCGGTGCGTGAACAATTGAAAGCACAGATTGAAAATGAGATACTGGAACAATTGATGCCGGAACTTAATGAAATCATGGAAGTTTCCGGTGATAATGAAGGCGTTTTGGAACTCAAGGAAAAAGAGCTTATGATAAGATCACAGGAGAACCAAGACGATAAGACGATCAGTGAAGAAAAACTTAAACTGGATCGGGAGAAAATGGAAAGACGTGACGAAACAGATGAAGAGAAGATCCGTAGTCAGGAAGACATTGCCGCGCTCAGGGCAAGCATATCCCGTGAAAAAATGAACCAACCTAAAGGAAAATAATGGCAGCAGGACGTCCAAAACCAGTAACGCCAAGCAGCGAAGGCTTTGTCTACGGTCCAGCAGACAAAACTTATTCTGTTTCCGATATTCCTGACATGAAGAGAAGGATAGCAAGAAATCCGGGTTTGGCTGGATTGTTGCAACCACTTATCGATAGACTGGAAGCGGGAGACTTTGATAAATCGAATTTGCCCGAGGACACACCTCCACCGGGCACAGACACTGATCCATGGACTGAGCCAACACCAGATACAACAACCGGGGATTATTCTTATAAAGGCCTAACAGCCCAAAATATTATTGAACATTTAGGTGAAGTAAGTCAGCTTACTCCAGAACAAATGGGCGTTGCAGACGTGAATCAAGACGGTGAAGTTTCAATAGGAGACGCTTTGTGGATCTTACAAATGGCAAAAG